GACATGCCGGCCGATGGCAAGGGCGCCAAGGGCAACGATGTGATGACCAAGACGCACGCTACTGGATCGGCTGCGCAGTATGGCATGCGCTACCTGTTGAAGATGATCTTCAACGTCGCGATCGGCGAGGACGACGACGGAAACGGCGCTAGCGTCGAGGACAAGGCTGTCATCGTTCACAACGAATGGCTGGCCGCCATCGAGGCATGCAAGGCGCCTGCGGAACTGGCGGAACGCAAGAAGGAGCTTACCAAGGCCTACGGCGGCGCGGACATGGTGCCGCAAACGCTCAAGAGCGCGTGCGCGAAGAAGGCGGGCGAACTTGGCGGCGCGAAGTGATGCGCGAGCCAATCATCCATCGCCATTTCGACCAGTACTCGCCTGAGTGGTACGCCATCAAGGCCGGCAAGTGGAGCGCGTCCAAGGCGGCAACGATCATGGGCGGCCTCGATACCTCTGGCCTCGACTCGCTCATCAAGGACATCGCCTGGGAGCGCGTCTATGGCCCCACCGAAGCCGAATGGCAGTCCACCAAGGCGATGGAGCGCGGGAACGAGTTGGAGTTCCAAGCGCGCGACTGGTTCGCCTTTGAGCACGATGTGGTCGTCGAGCAAGTCGGATTCGTAGAGCATGGCGGTATTCCGAACGTCGGATGGTCACCGGACGGGATCTATGCGCGCCGCGCCATCGAGGCGAAATGCCCCCTCCACAAAGCGTGGATGGAAGTTAAGCGCACGCGCAAGGTGCCCGCCGAATACCGCTGGCAATGCCGGTGGGGCGCATGGGTCGGCGCGCTCGATGGCCTGGACTTCGTTGCATTCCACCCGCAGGCCGGCGGCCTGATCGTGCCGTGCGAAGTCACCGAATCCGAGCGCGACCAAATGGCCGAGCGCGTGACCATGCTAGAGCCGAGGGTCGCCGCGTGGGTCGAAATCCTGACAGATAAAAAGGAAGCCGCATGAACGTTTTCACCGCAATTGGTCGCATCGGTCGCGATGCCGTCACCCGTCATACCGGCAGCGGCAAGGCCGTCACCGGATGGGCGCTCGCCGTCGATACCGGATGGGGCGAGAACAAGAAAACGACGTGGATCGATTGCAGCCTGTGGGGTGAGCGCGGAATCAAGCTGGCCGAACACATCAAGAAGGGCGACCGGCTCGGCGTGACTGGTGAACTCGGCACGCGCGAACACGAAGGCAAGACGTACGTCACGCTCGACGTGCGCGACGTGACGCTGCTGGCTGCCAAGCCTCAGAGCGACGCACCGCAGCGCCAGGCGGCAGCGCGCCCTGCTCCCCCTGCGCAGCGCCCGTCAGGCGGTTCGATCGCCGGCGACCCGGACCCGGATATCCCATTCGCGCCGCCCATCACGCGCCGGAGCTGGTCCGTTCTCTGACCGCCGAGCCTGACCCCGCCAACCATTCGAGGAAATGAAGATGAACCGGAATTGGATCGTGATGCGTGAAGGTCTGCGCTATGTCGTGGTGCAGGTTGTTGGCCTCGGCTACGAATATGCACGGAGTCGCGGGGCGGTTGTTCGATTCTTCCTTCAGTCCAAGGCGCAGGACTATGCGAATTCTCTCAACTCTCCGCGCAGAGAATGGTCCGATACGCTGGCGCGCATCAACAGCGACGAGCCGGCCCAATCATTCAGCGATGGCATCGTTCTAGGCGCCCTAATCTCGGGATCTCAGGACACATCGCCATCCTTCAGCGCAGGCGGCGGCGACTTTTCGGGCGGAGGCGCGAGCGGTTCGTGGGATAGGGGTTCGTCGAGCAGCGCCGACTTCAGCAACGTCGATTCCGGTTCGTCGTCCTGCGACTCCGGCAGTTCGGGCGGGGACTAGCCATGAAGCGCCCAGGACTCACGGAGGCGATGCGGAAGATGCTGGAGAACGTTCGCGCCGGCGTATGGTTCTGCGAAGGCTTCGCTCGAACGCATGTGCCTATCCATCTTGCGAGCGACGCATACGACGCGATCCGCATATCGCTTTCAGACGCCGGCACCGCCGCCCTAAACAACATTCGCGCGGCGAGTGGGTCGCCGGAGTGGAGGCCATGACGGCCGTGCAACATTTGGTCAGCGTTTCTGGAGGAAAGGACTCCACGGCGACGTACCTGCTCGCGATGGAGTCGGGCCGGCCCTTCCGCGCCGTGTTCGCCGACACTGGCAACGAGCACGAGCTGACCCTCGAATACGTCGCGAGATTGCCAGAGCGCACCGGCGGTCCCGTAGTCGATACAGTTCGCGCCGACTTCACGCGGCAGCTGGCAAAGCATCGCGAATACCTGCTGCGCGAATGGCCGAAACAGGGCATCCCAGATGCCATCGTGGCGCGCGCCGCTGAACTGCACGAGCCGACCGGAATTCCGTTTTTGGATCTGTGCATCGCCAAAGGGCGTTTCCCCTCGCGGATGGCACAGTTTTGCACCGAAGAGCTTAAGACGATTCCCATCACGACACAGGTCGTAGGCCCGATGCTGCGATCCGGTCCGGTGCTGCAATGGCTCGGAATCCGCGCGGCGGAGAGCAGAAATCGTGCGCGTCAGCCCCGCTACAACCACCATGAATCCGGCTCGATGGTCTGGCGTCCGATCTTCCGCTGGTCGATCGCCGACGTGTGGGCGATGCACACGAAGCACGGTGTCGACCCGAACCCGCTTTATGCGAAGGGCATGGGCCGCGTCGGCTGCATGCCGTGCATCAACTGCCGGAAAGACGAGCTGCGCTTGATCGCGGTCCTGTTCCCGAAGCACATCGAACGGATCGAAGCGTGGGAGGAAGTGCTCGCGAGTGCAAACAAGCACCAATCGTCGACATTTTTTGCGGCCACCACAGACCCGACCGACCGGCCCGGCGCTTTTGCTGGAATCAGAAAAATAGCTGACTGGGCAAAGACAACGCGCGGCGGCCGTCAGTACGGCATGTTTTTCGATGGGCAATCAGGCGGCGGTTGCGACTCCGATCTAGCACTGTGCGAACAATAGGACTCCCCATGAACACCCCCACCCCATCCGCCCACAGCGGCGAGCAAGGCAAGCCGAGTGATCGGTCGATTGCCGCGGCGTTTGAGTATTGCAAGGGCAGCACGTTCGCATGGCCATGCACAGCCGACGACGTTGTCTGTCTGCCTTCGTAGGGCAGTCCTTAGGGGGGACGCGTGATGTCGTTTCTACTCAGCCTCCTGCCTAGGGGCTGGCTCCAACGCGCGATGTTCTACCAGTGGCGGCGCACCATAACCGTAGGCGAATCGTTGCGCCTTGAACATTTCGGCGGCACCGGGAATCCAAAGCACCACCCGTTTTCTTGGGCCGATGAGCTTAAGGAGCGCAAGCCATGACCAAACCCCCAACCAGTGATGCGGCGGGAGCGGTGTATCACAGCACCATTCCGAAAATGCAGGGCGCGGCATTGGTGTACTACGCCATGCTCGCCGCCGCACCCGCGCCGAAGGAGTCGTGATGTCTTACTGCCGATGGAGTACCGACGATTACATGTGCGACGTGTATGTCTACGAGGATGTGGGCGGAGGATGGACGACGCATGTTGCAGGGCGCCGCCCTGTCTACAAGGAGCCACTTCCGCCGCAGATTCCCTGGACTGCCGAGAACGCCGAGCGGTACTTTGAGCGCATGCAGATTGTCGCCAAGATGCACGACGAAGCAGAGCTAGTTCCTATCGGACTGCCTAACGATGGCGAAAGCTTCAACGACCCAACCGCGAATGATTGCGCAGTACGCCTGCGTGCGCTTCGCGACCTTGGCTACAACGTCCCGCAACACGCAATCGACGAACTGGAATCGGAGTCGCCATGAACAGTGAGGCGCTGAGGTTGTTGGATGAACTGAACGCCGGCGCTTCGTATGCTGCTGCGAACGAGGAATGGGACAGCTACAACGCCGCAGAAAAACAACTCCGCGCCCGCCTGTCCGCGCAGGAGCCAACGGCGGAGCATTGGCGGCAGGCGATCCGCGAAGAAATCGGCGAGGTCGTTATCAGTGACGACGAGTTGCAGCGCATCGAACAGCGCGCCCGCGAACTCTCGAAACAAACCAACTGCACCGCCAGCGACGACACGCCGAGCAAGTCGAGGGCGAAGCGGATTGAGAAACAGAGGGAGGCGAAATGAGCGACGAACTGGTGCAGAGGTTGCAGCGAGCGCTCGACTTCTGGATGCCAGCAATCGCTGGCGGAGAAGGTCCCGATTCGGAGCGCGCCGCTTCCGACGCCGCTATGCTGATCGGGCTGGAGAAATACCAAGAGGACTGCTACGGCGACCGAATGCTCGACGAAATCGATCGCCTGCGCGCGGAGGTTGCGGACTGGCGCAGGCAAGCGATGCAGCGATCGGAGGATTGGCGAGAACAGAATGCGCGCGCAGATAAAGCCGAATCCGCCCTCGCCGCTCTGCGCAAGAGGGTGGAGGAAGCGCCGGTGGGTGCCGTCTTCCGAATGAACTACTTCGGCCGCGAGCAAGCCGCCGTGTACGTCACTGCGCCGGACGGCTTCGCTGGTGAGCGCGTGGCCCTGGTCGTCTTGGATGAGGGGTAGAGGATGAGCGAGCTGAATCGTCAGCAGTTCTGCGCCAAGCTCGGGATTTCCGAGTCGACGGTGCGCAGGCTCGAGCTTGAAGGCCTCCCCTTCACACCCGTCGGCAGAGGGAAGCGGTACGATCTGGACGAGTGCAAGCGCTGGCTGAGGGCGAGGAAGTGTCAATCTGGACAGACAAGGCCGGCCGCCGGCACGTCGGCGTCATGGTCGCCGGGAAGCGAATTCACCGAATCCTACCGGCGGCGGCATCTGCGAGTGATGCCAAGCGGCTCGAAGCCGAAGTCCGAGGCAGCCTAGCCAGGCAATCGCCAGTCATCCCCGGCGATCCGCCGCTGCAGCATGTGATGACCCTATACCTGGCGCATGCCAAGACCTTGCGCAGCCCGGCAACGGCAACGAACCATGCCGCGCGCTGTGGCCCATGGACGGAAGGTAGGAAGGCCAGCGAGGCGCGCCAGGTTGCCGCAGCGATCACCCAAGACATGCGCGGCAAGTACGCCGACGCCACGATCAACAGGACGCTAGGCGCGCTGTCCAAGGCGTTGCGGCTGGCGTGGGAGCGTGGCGAGACAGTCGAGGACTATAGCGGTCGCGTGAGGCGCCTTCCCGAGCGCAACATGCGCGACGTGGTGCTGACGGTCGACCAGGTGCGCGCGATCGCGGACAGGGCCAGTGCGCCAGTCCGTGCGGCGATCTGGATTGCCCTCTACACCGGTTGCCGGCGCGGTGAGATTTGCGCGATCCGCGCCGAGGACATTGGCGAGTCGGTCATCACGCTGCGAGCGGGGA